TCGAAGTCAACATTAGCAACTAGATTATCAATAGAATATTTCATACCTTTTGTGCATTGATCCATACAGTCCCACACATAAACATATTCTTCATTATAACCTTCTACATAATATCTGCTAGATTCACCCCAACAACCATCTTGATATTTAACCTGTCTTACAGCATTACTAAAAATATCATACATTTGATTAGATGTCAGTCCAAATTTCTCATATATTTTCATAAAACTATCTTTGCCTCCTTTAGAAGAAAAATCTTCTTTAAAATTATCAGTTGGTAGTCCAAGTTCTTTATAATGTTTCTTTAAATGACTTTTTGCACTAGTATTATCTGGATCATGATTATTAAGAAATGATAGGGCAGTTTCAATACCATCCTTTGACACAACTAAACTACCACCAGAAATCATATGATGGGGGTATTTTAAATGTTCTGAAGGAGCATCTTCCCAACCATCTTCAACAATTAAATAAACCTCTTTTACAAGAGATTTATAATTAGATGCTTTAAGTATTTTATTCCTCAATTCCGTCTTGTCCACATCACCCCAAGAAGTAGTCATATCAGCAGACTCTTTGTCATTTTTAATAGTTATTTCCGAACCTGTACCCCAATCATCTTTAGTAAAACTATCACCTGTTTTTTCAAATTCCTTCAACTCTATAATTAATTGCCGGAATTGTTCTCTTAAACTATTAGATCTACTATACTTCTCCACAACACTTCCTTTCATTGCTGCTGAGACATCAGCACCTAGTATACATGCAGCATCAAATACTGCATCTGTGAAATGAAATAATTTATCTTCGTTGTTGAAATATCCCTCCGTAAATGATGGATTTAATTCAAGAGATTGCTCTTTAAATTTATCTCTATCAAAAATATGCTTACAGTCTTCAAACTTATTCCAGAGTATACCAAGACATGTAAGAAACTCTCTCTCAACTCCATCGTCACATAATTTCATTTCAAATTTTGCATCGTTATTATTTCCTATAAATCCGTATGCTCGACCAATATATTCAAATTTTATTTCGCCTTTTTGTATTACCAAAATTTCTTCATGACCATTGAAATCCATTTCATTATCTTTATTTTTTGATATATAGCCAACAATAGGTATGCCTTCTAATGTTGGCATCATTTTCTCAATAACTGGTTTATCAAAGACAGAACCATTTAAATTTATTCCAGTATGCATAATCCATATTTTAACAGGAGTAAATCTGGAATTAGGAGTATCATTATCTAATCTCTCAAAAACAATAGGAATACTTTTAGGTATGTTCAAAAATTTATCTCACCTCCTGTTATTTTTCTTTAGGCAATACAAAAGATATTTTAAAGTTACCTTTTTTAATTAGTAACTCAAATTCTTTAATGGTAAATGTTTCCTTATTTCCATCTGTATAAATAACTTCAACAGATTCATCATTTAATTTGTCAAATTTTACAGCAAATTTTCTATCCATCTTCACACCTTTCCTTACTAATCTCTATTTTCATCAGAATTATCATCACGTTCCTTAGACTCAATTCCTTTTTCAGTTAAATCATCTTCGGATAATTGTGGTCTGCCACTATCTTTAGAACTCGATGTATGACTACTTTGTAGCGGTTTTAATTTATCAACTAAATTAATTGAATTCTCCCAATCAGCTAAACTTATCATATCTTTTTGTTTTATACCCAAAGTAGCTGCTATAAGAGTTTTTGGAGTACCAGCCTGTGCAGCTTGAAGATATAATTTTAATTTGTCATCTCTATTATAATAAGTAATATCAGGCATTTCACAATGAAACATATGTTGACCAGTAGGGATTAAAAATAATTGATAATTAATCCATTTTTCGAATTGTCTTAAGCAATTAATAACAAATGATTCATCGGTCATAATACTTTTGGCAATTCCTACAACACTTGTTTTATTGGTAGAAAATAAATGTTGAGGAATACCAGCAGACGAATAAAATGAATTTTCTGCCTGACCAACTATATTGGCTTTATTACCACCAGTGGTATCTGAATTAAAATTAAGTAGTTCAATTTCCATTGGTGTTGTTAATACATTTATTGGAGAAGGTAAACCTGTCTTTGCATTTGTATGATACTTAGCAACAGTTGCCAGATCAATCAAAAATTCGTTTTTACCTTTTGCGTCTGTTCCAGTACGCATAGGAATTCTTTGAACCAACAATGCTATAGCTTCTAACTCTGTTTTAGTTTTCAATAGATTTTTATATTCTCTTATCTCAAGGGCATCTAAGAAAATTCCCAAAAGTGGCGGTATAACAAGTGGTTTAGTATCATCAAATAACCATGCAATTGCATTTTCCTGACTTAAAGGAAACCAATTACTACCCTTATTCTCCTTGTAATCTTCAAATGCTTTCTGTAATTCCTCTGGATAATCATTAATATTTACACCCATCTTAGTAAAAAAAATAAGATTAAAAGCATATACATAACCAATTTGATTTCTATTAATTATCATACAATAGTCGGCAGGTAATCGCTGAAATGTTATATTAAATTGATTCTCTCTTTTATACGCATAAAAAACACCTTCTTCAATTAATGCGCTCATTACCTGACCAAATTCATATTTAACATTAAACTTATCAAACCAGGCAAATATTTTATTAAAATTTTTCTTAAAACTTGACTTTCTCATTTCTTTTAACTCAACACCAACAGGAACTACATAATTGTCAAATGTAAGCATTGTTGCAAAATAATTAACGACCCTTTTATAAAACATACTATTAGTTAATAAATAATTACTTATGCTTCGTAATTGTTTTTCATTGTTTTGAGGACTTTCAAGCATAGTAATAACATTATCTCTTGTATACTTAGCAGGGACATTATTCATACTTTTTAATAAATCATTTAATATATATGTAGAATTGTATCCCATATAGCCAAAATTATTTGATAATGAGAAAAAACTGTTTATTTCTTCTTGGTTAGAATAAAAGCTAGGCTGTTCAATATTGTCTGTCTTTTTTTTTCTTGGCAAGACCCACTTATCACCACCTTTTAATTAAGAAACATATATTTTGATGCATCTTCTTCTTGTTCTTTTTCTTCTCTTTCTAAAAATAATGCAATATAATAAAGTGCATATGAAAGAGCACTAAAACGGTCTTTGTCTACTCTTTTAATAATTTGCTCAACTGTAATAGTAGTTTGTGTTTTTTTAAGTCGCAAATTTGCTACTTCATCGATTAACTGCTGTGTTTGAAATCCAACAACTTCAACTGATGTGCTATCTATATCTTTTGATAAATCATCTTTAATATCATCATACGGTTTTAATAATTTTAACTTTCCAGATTCAACATAATCCATAAATATTCTAATAATATCATCATTAATTCCCTGTGCTTTTAATACATAAACAATAGGCGGTGAATCACTAACTGTAGGTCTATCATCTGTATTAATTGTTGCCCAACATCCTAACTCTTCATTAGTTTCATCATCAGTAATATCCTCTAGTAATCTATCAACCAGACCCATTCCTAATGTATTACCATCAACAACAACAGCTTTTACTCTTGATATATCAATATCCATACTACCGCCATATTTATAATAAACTCTCTTTACAACCAGACTTTGCTCTCTAAAATTAAGGCCATTAGGAGGATTAATAATATTTACTATTTGTACTTGTCTAATTACTCCACTTTGACTTCTTATAATTTTTAACACAACAATAGATGTTTTATTATTACTTTCTATATTACTACGTGCCACATCAACACCAATTATATATTCATTTAGTTCATAATATCCTTTTTTATCTTTTGGACACTCTAACTCTGGTTTAATCAATGTCCTAGCTTTAATTAATTTGCTTATATTTATTAATGCACCATCAGTAGCACCGATCCACTCATTTAAATAATTTTGTTTAAATCTGATTACATTTCCTTTTCTTGCTTTATTTATTGTAGACAATTTTTGTCTTTTAAAATGAATTGGAATAAACCAATCAGAACCAAAAACAAAAGATCCTTCACAATCTACCATTTCTCTAACCATTTGTTTTATTTTTTCATACTCATCGCTATTTTTATAACCAGAAGTCGAAAACCGACATAATTGTGAGTTTAATTCTGTTGGATCAACTAAACCAGTTACGGTAGATCTTGGTATATTAAAAATAGGCTCTATAGCATCATCATAAGTATCTTTATCTATTAAGGCACTTTCTTCTAAGTTGCCTCTATGTCTTCTTAAACCTTTGGAATTTTGAGAATTTGCTAAGTTGTCAATAATAGAACTGTTATAAAAAATTACTTTTCCAGTATCTTTAGAAAATTGAGCTGAAGATATTTCATCATTTATTAATGGATAATATTTTAGTATTTCATCATGTTTCTCTCGCCATATCTTAACAGCAGATTCTTTTGTTGATGCAGTAATAGATAGTTTAATTCCTGGATATGTTATGGCAATAAAGTACTGTGCCATAACGCCAATTAATGTTTTACTTCCTCCTCTTGGTATACAAAAATAAACTTGAGGAAATCTAACTAAAAGCCTCAACATTACTCTTTGATATAAATCTAACTTAATTCTTTGTCCTTCTTTTGGAGTAATTAAATCATAATATATATCAGGCATCCACCTTAAAAATGCACAAAATTCAGTCCACTTTTTAATATTTCTACTTAATATAGTATTTTTATATTGATCTTCCATATTAATAGGTGATTCAAACTCTGGATTATACATATCATATCTATCATAATCGTGTTTTTTATTATCACTTTGAAAATGTTTATATGACGGTGACATTTATTCATCACCACCTGCATTATAATCAGAATTAGAATATAAAGGTTCTATATAGATATTTTCCAAATCTCTAAATACATTATTTCTTCTTTTTAAAAATATTTCAATTTTTTCATTGTCATATCCTAACTGTTTATAATATTCATTTAACATATCATCATAATAATTATAAATATCTTTATAACATACAATTGGTTTATCTTCTAATCTTCTAATATAATTTATAATACACCAGACAATCATATCTGCATCATCATACGGTTGTTCTAATAGTTTTGGCAAAAGCGGAATTATCCCAACTTCAGATTCAACAGCTTCAAATAGTTGAGATAAAACATCAATTCCACCACTTATATCTGATCTACTTATCTGTGTAGGATTTATTTTTGCATCCAACGCTGCCTTTGCAGCCAAATTACCCCATTCTTTTGAATCCCTAACATCACCAGAAGCGGTAGCCACTTCTTCTTTAACACGATATCTAATATATACTAATAATGCCTCACTATGCATTTCTGTTTTTTCACTATAACTTCTAATTAAACGATTATATTTTTTTTCAAATAATAAATATTCTTCTGGATCATAACCATATCCCCATTTTTCCATTAATTCTTCAGAAATATCAATATCATCACTGTTTCTTCTTTTAATATTTTTAGATAATTTGCTATGCTCCATATTTCCAGATATATTACCTTGTTGAAAATATCTATTTACTACTTTGGTTAGTATGATATCGTCTATATTACTAGGCAATTCTTTAAGTTTACTATATTTTTTAAGTTCGCCATTTTTTATACTATTAAATGATTTAATCCAATTACTCTCATTAAACTGTAAATTATTCATTTTAAGATATTGAATTAATGATTCTTTTGTAATTATCTGTTCCTTTTTGCATTTTTTACAATAACATTCATATTCATCTTCACAAAATTTATTGTGTGAAAAGTTTTTTATTTCTAACGTTTTTCCACAATACAAACATTTTTTACTTGTTTTATCAACCTTGGCTGTCATCTTTCACCACCATTTAAATTAAATATCACAACACCTTTTTATGATTTTATGAATTAATAAACAATTAGAACAAAGTAGAAACAACAGTAATATAACCGCTATACCACTACTGTCTATATGTATAACCACCTCTATCTTCTATATAGATATATTGAAACAACTTACGATATTTAATTAATTTATTATTTTTTTTAGTAGACCTGGGTTCTTTGATTTTTGAGATATTGTATTGCAAAATACAATTGTCAACATCAACGCAATATTCGATATGTTCACAATATCTACATTTTGTTATGCCGAGATCAACTCCTTTAGTAAAATAAAAAACACCAGAATTTTATCTGATGTCTAGGTTTCTTAGATAGGGTATAAGAAAAGACCTCTATTGTAGAGGTCTTTTCTTATTAATATTTACCCACTTAAGGGCTTTTTAATAATTGTAATTCTAAAAAGATTGTAATTTCTCAGTAAATTGTAATTTTAATAGGATTGTTAATTCTAACTTATATATTTTGGTTCAAAATGTCAATAATCCCATACAGACATAATATTTATTCCCTTTTTTACCTATTAACCAATTGTCTCTCAAACACATCAAGGCTTTTTCTAATACCTCTTGATCAATATAAATCATTTCTTCACGCAATTGATTAGAAATATCTTCTGGAGTAAATGGCTTAGATTGTGAGAGTACAATATTAGCAATTTTTCCTGTATATCTCTGGATCATAATATAACTCCATTAAATTACTATTAATTTACTCTTTTCAAAACAAAATTTATCATTCTCTAAAACACAATAAAACATTCCATTACTTTGTGGTCTAAGAAGTTTACCTTCTTTAATATAATCCATCTCTTTACATAAACTACCATTTTCAATAATAAAACCATCTCCATATTTATACATACCTAGAGAGTGAGTATGACTACAAACCAAAGTACTAAAGTTAAACTTTCTCTGTATAAAATGCAACCAAGCATCTTGTGAAGTCTTAAGAATAGCAGACTTATAAGCACTTGGATGACAAAATATTACATCGCCAATTTGATTATACCAGTTATGCGTATATTCAATATTATTATAAACATTATTCAATGGTTCATAAAATGTTTTTGTACCATTAATCCTATCCTTATTATAGAAACCATTTTCTATTATTAACTCTAAATTCGTATCAGGC